CTGGCACGAACGCTTATCCCATCCGAAGAAACGTTTTAACCTATTAGAAAGGAACTTTCCACAGGCGAGCTGCATATACACGTTGGCCGAGGCCTCGATGCATATACCGCGATTCGTTTTTGCAGACTTTTCGACCGTAGTGAAACGGTTACCACGAACGTCCGTGAAGGTACGTTCAGCGTAGTCAAGATCTCCGGAAACACAGCGCATAATGGAGTTTTGTCGAAATCCGACTTCACTCACAAATTGATTGCGGGCCGCATGACGCAGCCAAGCAGTATCCTCTAAGTATTTGAGGTACGGCCGTGCTCGTTTAGTTACCGTGTAGCATGAGTCCAATTTATCGGCAATCAGAATCTGATTTCCGACGTTGGCATAAGTGCTGCCTGGGCCGAATGATCCGCCTGCCAGAAACGACAGAGCGGGGACGGGTCCGAGGCAACGCCTCACAATGCGCTTCCATACAAGAAGGAACTCCTTCATAAACGGCCCATAGTAGGCCGGATCCTCTAAGAGAGGTGATAGTCGCTCATTGGTGACGAAGCACTCTCCTTCAGCCTCCCAAAATGACTGCTTAGCAACGGCGTCCCGATCGAAGTCAAGATCGAAATCTTTGAACTTCTTGAAGAACGCTGCGATTTGGCAGTCACCAAAGTAGGTCTGACTACAGCGATAAGCTGTAGGATTGATTTCAATCGAAATCAACCGGCTCCACTCACCTCTTTCGGCCCAAATGAGGGCCTTATAGGCTACGGGAGTTGCCACCGTCCAGCATAACGCTGAGAAGGATTCTAGTATCGTACAATGCATAGGAATAGTCCATTACTGATTAAGTCACCCGAGGCCCCCAACTAAGGGAGCGAGACCACAAGGATGAGGAAAGCACAGAGCACTAGGAGAACGCTAAGGAAAGCAATCTCCGAAACTCCATACGATTTACGCCGCACGCGGCGCATAACCCTCTTCCATGCTCGCTTTGATGATCGCCGAAGCAACCAAGTTCGCGAATTGATAGGCCTGCTCTCGAATGACGGAGGCATCCTGGTTTTGGGGTGCCAGGAAACTGAATTCGCCGGACGAGCGTCCGGTGATCGTTTTGTTACCCGCCGTATCAGTAGTCACTGTTGGCCATGCGAAGTCGCCACGTACACGTCGCGCGGTCCGAGGACCATTAGACGTGGATTTCACGAGAAAGGTCGGGCGCTCGGCGAGCGTCGTCCCAACCGTGTTGTTGCGGAAAATCGCAGGGACATTGTCGCCGGCAGCGCCGGCGATAGCAGTGTAGACAACATCCGTTGCATCGTCTGCCATTTTGATAGTGATATCAGCCAAAGTAGGCATTATAGTCTTTCGTAAGAAGGATTAGTTACTTAGCTGCTTTCGCAGGGAGGAAACCAATCAAGAGTGAAATGGCGTTTAAACCGCGTCGCCAATAAAAACGCTCGCCTGCCCACACGAGTTTGGCGGGAGGAATAGTAAGCTCACGTTGTATTTGGGTAACCCGCTTATGATACGGGCTGATCCAGTCATACTTCGCTAACCGTTGCTCCTCACCGACATCGATGAAGGTAGTAAGTGGACGCGACAACTCTAGGCCGACAAAGTCGGTCATTTGAGAAATCACGTCAGAGAGGTTAGAGACCCAATCCAGCACGAAGCTGAACGGTATAGCCTCCATCACCCACTGAGCTGGATTAACCAGTCCAAGCTGATTGGCCAACCAGAGGTTAGGGTTAGAGACCCTGACATACGCTGAAACCTTACAACGGGATTTAGCTTTACGACGTGTGGTATAGTACGGACCTTCGTCCGACTCTTCCCACGTATCGCTGCCGCGAGCAGAAAACTGCTTAGCTGGCCACTCACGTGTTAGAACCTCCATGCCATTGTGGATGTCTTGTGCCAGAGGCTTAACGCCATAACTGTACATAAGCCACCCACTAGCTAGGGTTTTTGCATGTGAACGACCAGTGCCCCAGTCCATTTCGGTTTTGTAGACCGCTACTCGCTGACGCACCCGCATAGTCCCATGGCCATTACGCCGAGAGACATAGTAGGTTCGCCACATCCATCGCTTCTTCAACACCTCTTTGTATGGGAGACCCAATTGAGTTGCTGCTTCGGCGAATTGCAACTTCCTAACAGCCCGCGCTGCTTTCAGAAGCCGGGTGATACCGTTGACGACCATAGACCAGGATTCCCTGGCTTCAGCCGTGAGCGTCGCCCCGAAAGACGACGAATCACCTAGTTTTCCCACGAACTCACTACGAGCCCTGTTGGAGGCGTTAGTCCGAGACTGGACATTGGCCGGAAGCCAATTCCAAGCATCTGCGGATTCTGCCCCTGACAAAAGCTTATATTCCATCTTCCAGTATTGCGTGTCAATATCGTACGGTCTCTTTTGACGGAAACCGAAGACAAGGACATAATATACAGTGAACGGAAATACCCCATTCGACGTCGGTATAGGCCTTGTGAAGGGCCCGCGAGCTTCGAAATAAGGTGTGAGCGGGTGCATGGGATCTCCTGTAGTTATGGTTAGTTAATGTCCTGGAGGACACTCAGTCCCCATTTGTATCAGCGTTTCTACCACTACTGGCTAACACGACAGGTGTCGTACGCCAGCTAGATGATCCGCTGATAAGGTGCACTAGGGGCACGCTAGTCAGGAGG